AATGTGAAATACGACATGGTAATCCTCAGGTGGCGTTTGACGATTTAATAAAAGAGATAACTAACAATGGAAAGTAGATCTGTATGCAATAGTAATTATTTCATAGTCAGTGCTATTGCGCGGCAGCTCAAAGACTGCACCGCCATAGACAAGGAAAATACTTTCAATATCCAGACGGAAATACAGCGGGACAGGCCGTAAAAGCTTGTCCCGCTGTCCGTATTTATGGAAGACATTCTTCCGCGACCCGATACCGGCTGATGCCAAAGGCGTTGCTCCGTTCCACGATCTCTGCAGGGATCTTGGGCAGATACTTCTTGCTGAAGCTGGTGTCCCCGAAGTAGGCGTCAAAGTTCGCCACTGGCAGGACCACCCATTCGCAATCGTCCTGCCGGTTGGCGAGGTAATAGCGGATCAGCGTGCAGGCAACTTCGGATGGAATTTCCTTCGGAAGCGCCGCTTTCACTTTCTCAGCCAGCTCGGGCGGCAGCTCCGGTCCCTCTCTGCGCAGCGGGCCAAGTTCCAGCGCATCGGCGAGGACATCATCAAAGCGCAATGTCCAAGCCCCCTTGGTTTGGAACGCAAAAATTGGGATCTGATACTGCATCACCTTGCTTCGCCATGCGGCGGCAAACTTTGACTGAATGACCTCCGCATATTTGAGTGAGGTGCTGCGCACCTTTTCCGGGTGCGTCAGCATGAAGTCTGCGGCGCGGAGGACATGGCGGAGAAACCAGCCGATCCCGTCCGCATCCACCAGCTCCGGGAACTCCGTATGCAGTTCCGAAAAATCCGTCTGGAACTGCCATTCCTTGTTCGGTGCACGCTTCCCGTCCTCCGGCACACTGCACCAGGCGCAGAGCGCACGGCGGGCATAGTCAATTCGATTATGCGGATCACCCGAAATGACCGCGCCGTCCTTGCCATGGGACAGATATCCGCGAGCCAGAATGGTCAAAATCCGTGCCATCCCCTCAAACTCCAAAATCGTGGCAAAGGTGAAGCGGCCCAGCCATGTCGTGTCGCTCTTCTTGCTGGCGGTATAGGAAACCGTTCCGGTATACGCGCAGAATTCCTCCCATTCGTTAATCATCCCGCACCTCCAGGACATTCTTCTCGATGTACTCCGGCAGCAGATCCCACAGCAGGTCACGCCTGCCGAGGGCCACCACATAGCGCACGGCCAAAGCCGGTCTCACAATCGCGGTCAGCAGCTCCCGGCACCTGGCCGTCACGGCATCACGGTAGCTCCGGGAAGCGGACTTGTCCGCAAAGGCTCTCATCATAGCAGTGAAGGCTTCCGAGTCGCTTTCGCGGAACAGCTGCTTTTTCTCCCTGCCGGTGTTCTCGTCCTCCATATCACAGACAATGTCTCCCAGGATGCGGTAGCCGCCGAATCGGAAATCGGTCAGCAAATCGTAAATATCCTCAAACTCCGGCAGCCATTCCCGCAGGAAACGCTCCCGTGCATCCTCGTCCATGAGGTGCCAGGCCTGTTCCCGCATGGCCTGCCGTAGAGCGGACACCTTTTCCGGCGGCAGACTACCAAACAAGGCGTACAGCTCGTCGGGATCATATTCATTCTCCTGCCCTCTGGCATACAGAATGCGCTCCACATCGCTCTTCCGCTTTTTCTCCTTCACCGGAATGTGGCAGGCCCGGATACGGGAGAGACAAGCGTCATAATCCCGCAGCAGCGCGTCCACTGCCGCCAGCTTATCGGAATTTAACTGCTCCTTCCAGTCTGGCTGTTGGGCGAAGGAAAACAGTTCCTCATCCTTGGCGGGCTTTGCCTTGATGCGCGGCGTGTTCTTTTTCAGCTGCTGTGCCAGATACGGCAGGCGCTCTACATTGGAGTCCACCTCGTCCCAATCCACCTTTTTGAAAAACGCCTTTACCTTGGCCGCATGGGTAGGCTCGTACCAGGCGCGCCGGGTCTCCATTTCCTCTACCAGTGTTTTATATTTGAGGAAGTCGCTGCGCTTGACGGTCTTATGAGTCAGGTACTCATCCAGATCAGGGCGAATGCCGCTCTTGGCGGAGTCGATCTCCAGCCCAGTGAGGATGGCCAACGTCTCTGTCTCCTTCCGGCAGCGCTCCCGCTCCTCGGCGTCGGAGTTTTCGTTGTAGGCAATGATGCTGCGATCCAGCGCGGCGTTGCAGATCTGGCCGACGCGGGAGGAGAAGGAGCTGCGGACGGTTTCGAACCGGGCCTCCCAGTCGTCGGCATTGCGGATCTGTGGCTGGGCCGTGGGGATCATCAGCAGCGGCAGGTTGTGCGACCGGGAAAATATGCTCCGCGGCCGCGGAGAATCGTGATGGATGTTTCGTTTCACGCATTCGTTCAAAATGGGATCGCTGATTGTCTTGATCATGTCGCCGTCGTAGTCGGCACCGCCCAAACGCTCTGCGGCGAGTGAAGTGTAGCCGACCATAACAACATCCGTCAGATGGCTGAGATATTGATCGTATAGATGTCCCCGCTCTTCGAGAGGATAAAGCTGCATCTCTTCGTTCCGGGCAATATGCGGATTGCGCAGCAGTGTGCAGACATGACCGGATTGGTAAGCCGCACCCGGAGCAAAGAAGTTCTCGCGGCCCAACCCTTGCGTCCAGCGAAAATCGATAAAGTCGTTTGCTTTTTTGCTTGTTCTGGTTTTCGTAACAGGCAGGCAATCCAGGAAGTCCAGAAGATCCCCGGAAAGATAACGGTTGTCTCCCGCCACGATCAGCCGACCGACGGCGTACTGTTCTACGATTTTGTCCGCTTCGGCTTCCAACCGCTTGGCATAGACCGGTTCGTTGATGAAACGCGGATTATTTTTGAGCACGGTGGCAAGGAGCTGGTCTTTGCCCTGATGCCGTTCCCACCAGCTGACCCGCTCAAACTTTTCCAGAAAATAATTCTGCCGAAACGATTCGTTGGCGCAGAAGTTGTAATACGCCAGCTCCGTCTGCTTGGTGAGCCAATTTCGCTCATCTGTTTCCGGGCTGTGGTCCCAGCCGTCCGGCAGATCGGCGGGGCGGAACTCATCCGCCTTGAGTGACACCGTGTTCAAAAACTGATAGTTCAGTTCCGTCGTTTTCTCCGGCTTTTCCTTGCTGACATTCGTGATGTACAGCGCATGGCGGTACTTGCGGAACACCGTCCGGTAGTCCTCCCAGTTCATGCCACTGGCAGTGAGCCAGCCGTATCCCTTGAACATGCTCTTGGTGAGGATGACGTCCACATCCCGGACGGAATGCTCCATGCCCCACAGATCGGTGATGGTGTCCGTCCCGCAGAGGGTCAGGAAGTCTTTGAAGTCCACCTCGTGCAGCATACCCTTGACATAGGGCATACGGATCTGGAATGAGGTGTGGACTTTCTTCCCGCACAGCTTCTCGTCAACAAGCCGGGCATATTGTTTGGAGATCAGGCCCTCGCCGTCGAAGCAGGTGACCTCGACATCGGCCATCGTTTCCACCCGGTGATATTTGCGGGTGCTGTTCTGCGTCCCGTCGTCCTCCACTGTGATCACCTCTGTGGGTGGGGGCGTTCGTACCGGATTGTCAACGACCGCTACCCGGTGGGGCTGGTCAATGCCGATGCCGTCAATGCGGATACCGCTGGACAGCATCAGACCGTTGTAGGCGTAGAGCTTGCTGAGCTGGCAGTCACCGATGGTCATATCCATCATGATGCGGCGGCGCACGGTATCATAAAAATCCTCCCGGATGAAGGACAGCCGTGCCTGTCGGCTCATGCTGCCCGAACGCTCAAAGGCGAGGTAGCGATGCGGGCCGGGGCCAAAATCCAGGCTCACGCCCTCGGGGCGGAACAGGGCCTTGGCCTTTTCCTGCCGGATCAGGTGTTTCTTTCTGGCTCCGCTCCGGTCGAAGATGCCGGAGAAGTCCATATAGAAAATGATGTCCGAGAGGTCAGTCACCAGCTGCCCACCGGATCTTCCGGTGAAGGCATCGCCGTGCAGCACGCACATGATCTGATAGAACAGTGCGTTATCGTCCTGCTCGTGGGGTGCGGAAAGTGATTTGCATTTCTATGTCTCAGCGGCGCTGAGACGGAAGGTGTATGCACCGTCCTGCTCTCTGCCGTAACTGATCACGGCTCTGGCAGACAGCTCGTAGATCCTGTATTTCACCAGTAGCATCGGCTCACCTCCTGATGCTTCTATTCTATCATGAGGTTCTAAATTTGCAATACGGATACTGCTCCCACTTTTTCAGTGGGAGCTTTTTGCTTGCAGCTCTCAACAAAAAATTATAAAGGAGGAATCCAATGCAAGAATCCACATTCACCAACTACGATCAGCTGCCGCTGTTCCTCAATGCGAACACGGTGGCGCAGGTGCTGGGCGTGTCCATCTCCAGCGCCTACGAGCTCATGCACGAAACGGGCTTCCCAGCACTGCGGATCGGCAGCCGCATCGTGGTGCCAAAAGAAAAGTTCCGTCAGTGGGTAGACACGCAGACAGAAGGTGACGCCTGATGTTCCAGCGCTGGCCCAAGCGGGATCCGAACAAGCACTACTACCTTGTTCCAAACGAAGTCTTCAATCTCGGCCTCAGCTCTCATGAGATCGCCGTCTACAATTATCTCCTGCGCTGCGAAGATCGCAGGACCTACCAGTGCCATCCCAGCTACCGCACCATCGGCCGGGCGGTGCAGCTGAGTGAAAACACTGTGCGAAAGTATGTGGCCGGTCTGGAGGAGAAGGGCCTCATCCGTACCGAACCCAGCACCGTCACAACGAAGGATGGCCGTGTGCGCAACGGAAGTCTCATCTACACCATCCGTCCCATTCAGGAAGCGTTGGAGCTGAACTACCATCGGCAGTTCCTTCAGGCGGAGCGTGACATGGAGCGGGCAAGGGCGGAGAAGCGGCTGGCCGAGTTGAATCAGCAGAATAAGAAGAAGGAGGAAGAAAGCGCATGATGCAGCAGATTGCAAACTTCATCGTGGACCATGACCCGATGATGGTCCTTCGGCGCACACACGACACAGTGCGCTACATCCGGTGGGCGTGGAACAAGGATCATGCCGACCCCATCGACGCAGAGGAGCTTCGCCTGTTCCTCTGCGATGAACACTACGGTGATCTGACCGATGAGCAAAAGACCGTTGCCCGTCGGTGTAGAGATGAAATGCGAAGTGTCTATGCGGAGCTGTGCGTGCGCTTGCTGCAAAGTGAGATCATGCTGGAGCAGGGCATGGTGCCGGACATCAGTACCTACCGCAGTGTGTTCTGCCCGGAAGGGGGTGATGCGCCGTGGATGCTTGACCGGGCGGGATGACCGAAAATCGGACCGATTTGCCGCCGACGAAAGAAAAGCAGGAGAAAGGACCGGGGTCGTAAACGCCCCGGTCCGTCCCACAAATGCCCGCAGTGCGGGCATTTTCAAGGGTTTGTGACCGGGGACAGAGGAACGCTCCTTTCGGGAGTTTGTACCCTGTGGAACGCTCCGAGTTCCAGTTTCCTCAGTGTTTTCAAGGGTTTCCGCCGACGCTCTACCGGCCCCATGCCCCGATTTTGATCCAATTTACACCTAATTTGCACTTCAAAACGCAGAAAAAGAATTGAGAAAAGCAATAGCTATTTCCGCAAAAGTGTGGTAGTTGTTTGTGTTGCAAAAAGAAAATGAATCCAAAGGAAGTGAAATACATGGCAAAACGAAGACCGGCCGGTGACGGCATGGTACGCAAGCGGGAGGACGGACGCTGGGAAGGCCGCATCGTCATTGGCCACAAGGAAAACGGCGAGCCGCTGTTCCGTCATGTCTACGCCAAGACGCAAAAGGCACTGCTGGACAAGCTCCACCAGAACATCGAGTGCTACCGTGATGTGGAGCTGACCGAGGACAGCCGCATGACGCTGGGGGAGTGGCTGGATCGCTGGCTCGTAGAGTACAAGGCGGGCACGGTGCGGCCCGGTACCCTCGAGGGCTACCGCCGCTACATCGAATACTACATCAAGCCGCAGTTGGGTGACAAGCAGATCTCGCTTATCTCTCAGCAGGACATCCAGCGGATGTACCGCCGCCTGAAAACGGAGGGGCGCATCCACGAGCATCCCGAGATGGATCATCAGCTCTCGGACTCCATGGTTCGCCATATCCATACCACCCTCCACGCCGCGCTGAAAGACGCGGTGCAGGCCCATGTCATTCCCAGAAATCCCACCGAAGGTACAACGGCGCCCAAACCCAACTACAAGCCCAAGCGCATCCTGACCGGCGAGGAGCTGGACGTCTTTCTCGCGGTGGTGGAGCGGGACGAGGTGTGGCGGGACTTCTTCCAGACGGAGCTGATGACCGGCCTGCGCCGCGGCGAGATCTGCGGACTGCAGTGGAGCGACTTCGACGAGGAGGGCGGCACGCTGAAGGTGTGCCGCACCCTCCACAGCCAGAGAAAGGGTGAGTATACCGTCGGCGAGACCAAAACGGGAAAGGGAATGCGTACCATCCTCCTGCCGAAGACGGTGGCGGACATCCTGCGGCGGCGCAAGGCGGATACCATCAGCCAATGGATATTCCCCGACCCGGTGAAGCCGGAGGATCCTGTCAACCCCGGCTCGGCCTACCTCCGCATGAAGACGCTGCTCCGGCGGGCGGGGCTGCCCAGTATCCGCTTCCACGATCTGCGCCACCCGTATGTCAAGCCCACGACAAAAAAATTTGCATCTTTTTTGAAGTTTTTTCGGGCAGCTGCAATAGCTGCCCGTAGCTGTTCCATACGGTATTCATGGCTCATGCTTCCTTTCCAGATTTCTCCGTTCCTAAAAAGTCCTGCGTAACATATTCTATCTCAATCCGATCCCCAGGAAAAACATATACCCTGTTGATAAGCCGGTCTATCAGCGATTGCGTCAGGACATCGGTGCTGCCTACTTCCTGAACAATTTCCCGCTGTTTCAGCCTCGCCTCATAATCACTCTGTATCTGTTTGGTCTGCGCTGTGATAGCGGCATGGACATTCTTGGCCTGTACCAGTTCCGCGTCATATACTGCTTTCTGTGACCGGTAGGTTTCCAGATCGATCTCGCCAAGCGCATACCGTTCATAAAGCTGCCGTTTGCTGTCCTGTATAGCCCGCAACTTATCTTCATGCTCGGCCTGCTGGACCGTCTGTAAATCCAGCTTATCTTTACTGCCGTCGATTCCCAACGCCGGACACATCTGCGCCCGGATCGTCTCAAAGACTACCTGCTCCAGATCAGCCATCTTTACCCGCACGCCATGACAGGGAAAACTTTCTGACACTTCGGAATGACGGCAATAAAACCATGCTCCATTTCTGAGTGACATAGCATGATCGCAGCATCCACAAAACACCTTTCCCCGAAGCAGATAGTCACGCCTTTTTTTATTGGGGAGGGAAAAACGCTTAATAGAAGTATTGGCCTGCTCAAACAATTCCTTGCTGACAATCGCGGAATGATGGTCGGGGATTTTGAACCACTCGCTTTCATCTTTGAGCTTCATGCAGCGGCTGCCGATTTCCTGCACCTTGCGTTTGCCGATTATGTAGGTGCCGATATACCGCTGATCCTCCAGCATCCGCAGGACTGTTGAACTGCTCCATACGCCGTGTGTCCTTGACACATTATAATGGTCTTTTCCGTTATCCCTCCGATACTCTCCAGGCGTGGGAATATGGAGGGCGTACAACTTGCGGGTGATCTCTGCTGCGGTATTGCCTTCAGCCGCCCATTCAAATATCAGACGGACATTTCCCGCAACATTTTCGTCCGGCTCCATACGCCCGTCTGCGCTTTTGCGGTAGCCGTAAGGACAGATAACGCTCTGGTACTCGCCCCGGCGCATCTTCGCATATTTGGCGCTTTTTGTTTTCATGGACATATCACGGCTGTAGCACTCGCTGATAAGATACTTAAAGGCAACATCAATCCCTCCGGTATCTCCTTTGAAATTGACGGTGTCAAAATCGTCGCTGACAGAGATAAACCGGGTGTGATAGAGCGGAAACACCCGCTCGATGAAATAACCGGTCTCAATGCTGTTGCGTCCAAACCGGGATAGGTCTTTGACAATGATACAGTCGATACTTCCTGCCTGCACCATCGTCAAAAGCTCCTGCACTGCGGGACGTTCAAAATTCGTACCCGTATGGCCATTATCGACAAACTCCAAAACCTCGCCATTATCCCATTCCGGCAGCGACATGGCTTTTTCCCGCAGGATAAGGCGCTGGTTCGGAATACTCAAACTTTCTGTCTTAATATCCTCCACGGATAACCGAATATAAAGGGCAATTACATATTTGCGCATGACTCCACTTCCTTTCCCTGAAATTCACTCTTAAAGCGGAAGGTCACATGAATATCCCGTTTGTGGTCTATCTCGATCCGCTCAATCAGCCGGTCAATCAGTTCTGCCGTAAGCAGGTGATCCTTTGCCAGTGACTTTGCATCCTTTTCCATAGTCCGGTAGCGTACAAACTGTTCGTCGAGAGCATCCATATCCCTTTCAAGCTCGGTGATCTCACCGGACAGTGTATTGATGGATTCCTCATAATCCGCTTTCAGTTCAAAGTATTCCTCGCTTGTCAAAACACCCTGTACAAAGTTCTCATATAGGCCGCGGATCAACCGGCGTTTCTTTTCAATTTCCTGCCGTTTGGATGACATCTGGCCCCTGAGTTTATCCTTTTCCTGTTTTTGCCTTGCCTCCAACTGAAAGAGGGGGAGAGACATTCCCAGGGCAACCGTCAGCTCTTTCTCCAAAACAGATGTGACCGTAGCGATCAGCTCCGTTTCCTGTATCATCACACCCTTGCAGCTATCTTTTTCTACCCGGCTGTTGGTAAGGCAATGAAACCAGTAAATATCCGGCCCTTTTTTGCGCTCCGCCCGCTGCCGGTGGAGACTCCTGCCGCAATCCGCACAGAATACCTTTCCCTTAAAGATATTGGGGGTATATGGTTTTTTTGGCACAGCCTTGCTTTGCTCGCAGACCTGTTTCCGATAGTCCTGTACCGCCTCAAAAACCGCATGGCTGATAATAGGCTCATGGGTATGCCTTGCAACGATCAGATTATCGTCTCCGGCCTGTACCTGCTGGTGGTCTACAATTTTGGTCTTGCCCTGTACCAGATCACCGGTATAAACCTCACTTTCCAGTATCTTCATTACAGTACGGGTCTGCCATTTCCCGCTCCCGATCAGCCCAGGGCTGGTAATTTCACCGGTAGTCTTTTTATAATGGCTTGGGGCAGGAATCCCCATTTCATTCAGATTACGCACAATACGGTTTAACGCTACACGCTCATAAGCCCACTGGAAAATCTGCTGCACAACAGGAGCGGCGGCCTCGTCAATCAGCAGTTTATGACAGTTCTCCGGGTCTTTCCGGTAGCCGTATGGAGCCCGTGCGCCAATATAGTCACCGTCTTTCATGGCCTGCCTTGCCTGGGCCTTGATCTTCCGGCCAATATCCAGCGAATAGGCTTCATTTATCATGTTTTTCAGCGGAAGCATAATGCCTCCGTGAAGATTGCCGGGGTCTGCCGTATCAAACTGATCTGTAACCGCAATAAAACGGACATTGTGCGTGTAGAAATACTGTTCGATATAATAGCCGGTATCAATGGAATTACGCCCCAGGCGGGATAGGTCCTTAACAATCACACAGTTGATATAGCCTGCCTCAATATCCGAAAGCATCTGTTGAAAGCCCGGACGATGGAAATTCGTGCCCGTCATGCCGTTGTCGATATAGGTATCATAGACGACAAAATCCGGTTTATCAGCAAGAAAATCATTCAGGACCAGCTTTTGGTTTTCCACCGAACATCCCCGTTTCTTGTTATCCTCCACGGAAAGCCGGATATACAGTGCTACATGAACATATAAAGATGGTACTGGCTCAGCCGTGATTACTGTTTCTTTTCTGCTCTTTCTTGCCATTTAACCCACCTTCCTTTCCGCGGCCTGTTCTACGATCTGCTCTGCCAGGGCAACCGCTTTTTTGTATTCGTCCTGATAATTAAATTCAATATGCAGCTCGTCCTTGCTAATCACGCGAATACTGCGGATAAGCTGCATGACTGCGCGGCGGTCAATTTCCTCCATCGTGGAAAACTGCATGAAGTGATTGATCCAGCGGTTCCGCTCGCTGCGGTTTTCCAATACATCTGTCAGCCGTTCCTCCCATTCCGCAACTGCCTTTTGCAGCAATTCAATGTCCGCATTGTATTTCCGCTTGTAGGATAGATATTCTTCTTTGGTAAGAATCCCGCTCACCAGATTTTCATAGAGCTTCGTCTTGAAA